GGCTTGCCGGATAGTTCGTTGACGGTCGGCCAGGAGAGCGTCAGCAGCATCCCGTTCTTGAACTGCTTGCTGAACTTGTTGTCGGTGTCCTTGTCGCGCAGCAGCGCCTCGCCGACCGCCTTGCTGTCGCGAATCAGACGATCAACACGACGGACGGAAAAGTCCTTCGCCGCCGCGCCGGACGGGTTGTAGAGGATGAGATCGAGCGGATCGACGACGGTGCTGAAGAGAATCCAGTTGATGATGAGACCATCGGTCTTGCCGCACTGCGCGGGTCCGACGAACACCACCGAGTCGAACTCCCGCGAGTTCAGCGTGTCCATTGGCTGAACCATGTAGGGAGTTTCGTCATTCTGCCACGGGCCGACGTATTGGCCCCGGTTGTTGATGTAGCGATACTCCTCTGCCGCCTGCGAGACGGACAGACGCTCGGGCGGCGCGAAGATGCGATCGGCGGTCTTGGAGATCAGATCGCCGAGATCGGCATATCCCGAGACTTGCTTCTTCGTCTTACGCGGCTGAAGGAAAGCCTGGTGGTCGTGATCGTGGCGAGACCAGAAGGTCCGACTAGAGGTCCGAGAGGTCGATGTCGTCGATCGCCTCTCCTGCTTCGCCGTCCTCCTCCTCTCCATCTCCTTCCGCAAACGAGTCACCATCGGGTTCATCGTCGAAGAAGGGATCGTGGGAACCCGAGTTGTGGCTAATCCCGACTGGAGGCTCATAATTTGCGAATCTCTCAACTAGCGATTTCTTGAGGTCGCTTATCGCACCATCGACAAGACGCTTCAACAATTCCTGTTGGCGTGTCGATAGGACCGATTCGCGAGCGATGGCGTCGGACAGCAGCAGCAGCGATGTCCGGCAAGTGGCAAAGGCTTCGGCCAGGGTCTCCACGATGTCAGGCGTTCTCCACAGGTCGCCTTCGTTCTCCTCGTAGGCTTGCCGCGCCCTCTGGCCGTTCCAAAACTCCTTCGCCACAAGTGGCGGCAGGTCGCTTTGGTGCATCCGTTTGATGTAGGTCTCGATCGAGTATCCCGGCTTGACGAGACGGGTGGCCGCCTCTTCTATCGAGTAGACCCGCGATCCCCGACGAACGCCGCTCGGGACAAGCCCATGCAGCAGCCGGGGCATCGTCTTGGCGTCACGCCGAAACAGTTTCGCGATCTGCGCCATCGTGCCTTCGCCCGTCGCCAGCAATTCGCTGTCGGTGCGCGTGACCTCTTTTGGCCGACCTCGCTTGGGTGCCGATCCGTCAGCCACGGGCGGTCCTCTTCTCCAGCGCCGGGATCACCCGATTCGACAGATGCTCGATCACGAACTCCAGCACGAACAGATGACACTCAAGCCCGTAGACGCCTGCGCGCTTCATGGCGTTGATGAGCGCCTTCGTCTCGGTCTCACCCGATCCAAAGTTCTTGAACCGGCCCCCTACCTTGTTCGGCATCTCGAAGACGCAGAACCACCCGGTCTCGTATTCGACACTAGGCGGGTCGATTTTGACGATCGTGCAATCATGCTTCAGCATCCAGTTCACGAGCGCGGCTTTGAATATCGCCGTTGTCATGCTTTCCTCCTCATGCGATCTCTGATCCTCTTGATATATCGAAACAGGGCTTCTTGACCAGCGCCCTTGTCGTTGAGCGCCTGAAGGACGATCTCGTCGAGCGTATCGCGAACAAGAGCATGGTAGACGCGGACGATCCGTTTCTGGCCCTGTCTGGCGAGTCGCCCGATGATCTGTTCGTAGAGTTCCCTCGACCACGGGATGTCGAAGAAATACAGATCGTGACCCGGCCCCTTCTGCATATTCAGGCCGTGACCTGCCGACGCCGGATGGATCAGCAGCATCTCGATCTTCCCGGCGTTCCAAGCATCGACGCACTTGCCGCCCTTGTCCATGACGGTCGCCTTCGGAAACGATTTCTTGAGACGCTGGAGAGACGACTGAAACCAGTAAGCAACCATGATTGGCTCGCCGTCGAGTTCATCGACCAGTTGCTTCAGGTCTTCGATCTTCTCGTCATGGATCGGGTGGATTCGCTTCTCTTCGTCGTAGACCGCGCCCGAGGAGAATTGCAGCAGCTTATTCGACAGGGCCGCGCCGTTGATCGCTTCAATCACCGTGCCGCTGTCGAACTTGAGGACGTAGTTCTGCTCGAACTCATCCTTCATCTTCCGGGTCGGCTCGTCGAGTTCGATGTAGCGCCGCAGGTAGTTCGGCTTCTCCATCGGCAGATAGTCTTCGGCCTTCATCACGAGGCAGATGTCGGCGATGAGACCGCTGATCTCCTCCTGCGCCCCCGGCTTGATCTTGTAGGTCCGGTTGTAGGGGTTATAGGTGAAGAAGCGGTTGCGATACGCCGTGATGTTGCGCCCGAGGCGAGCGCCACGATCCAGCAGGTAGACTTGCGCGAACAGCCCCATGTAGCTTTCAGCGGCGGGCGAGGCCGTGGCAATGTGCATCCGGTGGATGTAGTCGTAGACGCTATTGAGCGCCCGGAAGCGGGTGGTGCTGTATTCCTTGAACTTGCTCGACTCGTCGAGAACGACATTGCGATAGGGCCACCGGCTCCCCCAAAAACGGACAAGCCATTCGGTTTGCTCGATCCCGATGATGTGCAACGGCGTCGGCTTCATCGCCAGCTTGCGGCGCAGTATCTTCTTCGCCCGGTCGCGATACTGATTCGCGCATATCTGCGCGAACCTGGCGGCCTCTCGGGCGTTGTGATGCAGCATCTTCATCTGCACATAGAACTGCTCGTATTTGCGCCGGTAGACCGCGTGGACCTCGGGTGTGTCGTCCTCGGCGCGAATCAGCGTCAGCGGAAACCCGGCAAGGTGGCCCCATTCGGCAAACTCGGTCGGCCAGGTCTGCTTCGCTACGCGGACGGGTGCGATCACGAGACCTTGCGTGTCCAAGTCCCATTCATCGACCAGGGTGGTTGCGAGCATGACGGCCTTGCCGAGGCCGAGATCGGCGAACAGTCCTGACTTGGGGTTGCGCCGCAGAAACGGGATCGCCTCTTCACTCTGAAAGATGTGCAGGTCCGAGCGATCCCGGATAACGCGGGAGAAATCCATCATGGCAACCCGACCAGTCGCTTCCATCCGGCCACGCTGTCGCACCAGCCAGCCTCGCCGCCTGCTTCGTTGATCTCGTTGATCCGCCGCCACTGCTGCTCGGTCGGCTCCTTGCCGGGGCGCTTGAACTCAACGTCGATCATCCCCGAACCTTTGGGCCACTTGCCGCACTTGGTATCGGGAACGCCGTTAATGCCCTTGCCCTCCTGATTCCAGAAGACAAGGCCGTATCGCTTGGCGATCTTGCGGCAGTCGGCTTTGATCTGGCCTTCAGGCGTCACAGCGAGCCTCCACAGCAGCCGTCAGCGAGGCGAGGCGGCGATCCAGCACAAACAGCTTGTTCTCGATCCCTGTGGCCCATGAGACGAAGGCATCGGCGATCCCGCCGTAGGTGAGGCTGCGGATGGCCCATCGGTCCTCTGACGGCCCGAGGACGTTCTGCCCGCTGTCGGTCTGATTGCTCCACCGCTCGACGAGTTTGCCGTTGCGCGGGTCTGTGACCCATCGACCGGGGAACCGCATGGCGGGGTCTTTGACGAGCGGCTTCACACCCTTCATCCAAAGGTGCGTCTCCTTGCTCGCGTCGTCCCCGAACTCGTAGGGGTGGATGACCTGATTCGCTTTGCGGATGCGGGTGCCAATGCAGCCCCTCGGGTTCTCCACAACGATCTTCGGGATTGGCTGGTCGAGGAGGAACCGAACGAACTCCAGCGCCTTCTCGGTCTCGGCCTGTCGCCACTCGTATCCGGGGCGCTTGTTCCAGTGCAGCCCCGAAGAACTCAAGAACTGGCAGGGGGGGTGTGCTATCATCAAATCCCAATAACCCGCTGTCGATGCCAGCAGGTCTCGGATGTCGCCTGTATAGTGCGGCCCTGGCGCAGTCGTCTCCAGCAGGTCGCACGACATCGCCTCGTGACCCGCTGCTATGAAGCGGTCCCGAACCGTGCCGGAGAACTCACAGGCGACAAGCACTCTCATTTGGAAATCGTTTCCGTCAGAGCGGCGAGAGCGCGCCCTAGACGCCACAGGGCGGTCTCGACGCCGGGAGCCTCATTGCCCCACGAGGACCAGCCCTCTCGCGGGGTGCGGGCGAACATCTCAAGGTAGGGTCCGCCGACGAGGGCTTCGACGCTCTCATACTGCTCGTCAGGCTTGGCGCTGTGGCGACCCTTCGGCGCTTCGATCACCTGACGGACATCGGCGTTCAGGCGGGCCGGAGACCCCTTCGTGAACAGCAGACAGGTCTCGACCTGCTTGCGGCTCCAGTAGCCCATGCTGATCGGCCTGACGGCTGGATCGTTCTTGCCGATCTTCAGCCAATGGAACACGTCGGTCTTATACTCGAAGCCCCACGACTCGCCGAGCGCGATGGCCTGTGGGATGTGCGATCCGATGACCCACATGAAGAGCGCGCAATCGTCGTCAGCCACGGCGGCCACGGGGAGGCGCTTGATGTCCTCCAGCGTCATCACGTCATAATGATCGTCCTCGGTCCTGTGCGGCGTCCCGGAGCCGGTGTAGGTGATGAAGGACCACGGCGGGTCCATGAGGATCGCCTTGTAGCGGCGCTGCGGCAAAGGCGGGCTAGACCCCCGCTGCATCGGCTGGCGCTCCTCCAACGCCCGCTCCTCCCAACATGGGATGCCGGTGACATCCTGAAGGCCGAACGGGATGCCGTCATGGCAATCGACGACCCCGAGGGTGTCGTGGTCCCCATCGTAGAGAAGCCGATAGTCCAT